GCCGAGGGTGGCCTGGTCATTGGAAACCAGACCGTCGGTAACTCGCGCATCCTCGAAAACAACGGCGCCGACGGGCTCGCAGGGTTCGGCATCGCCCCCGACACCGCGGGCAACAACTGGACGGCCTACGCCTGACACCCACGCGCCCGGAACCTCCGGGCGCCCTTCCCCAACTCCTGACCTTTCGCCGGGCCGACTCGCCCGAACCCTTCCGCTCGCCTTCAGAAAAGGAAAGACCCATGAGCAAGCTCGCAATTCGACTGAACACGATGGCAGACAAGCTGCAGCCGCAGATTGACCACAAGTTTGCAGATCGCCTCGCCAACACGCCGAAACGCGCCCGTGAGGCTGCCAGCGCCCGCCTCGACGGGCTCCACCTGGAGCGAACGCAACGCGCCCTCCGGAAGCTGGCCGATTTGCATTCAAGCGGGACCGTTCCGGAGATCCTTGCGCGGATCACCACGAAAACGGCCGTGCACAAACTGACACGGGCCGAAATGAAACATGATGGCGGGTATTACACGGCACCGATCGAGACCGGCAGACCGGCAAGCGAAACGCTGGAGGCCCGTCTCCTCTGGGATCTCATCCAGGACAACGACGCTGGCGAGCGCAAGGCCGCTGAAGACCTGCGCCGCAAGCTGGAGGATGTCCGGTTCAAGAAGATACCGGGCTTCTTCTCCACACCGGTTCCGATGATCGAGCGCATGGTCGCGGCAATCGGTTTGCCGGACACGCCGTTCAAACTGCTGGAGCCCGGCGCCGGCAGCGGTGCCATTCTGGATTACATCGCCGATCACCACCCACGCGCACAGCTCTCCGCCTTCGAGATCGCGCCCGCCTTGCGCGAGATCCTTGAGCTGAAGGGCTATGAGCTGGAGGGCCGCGACTTCCTCGCACCCGAGCCGCGGCCGGTCTACGACTTCGTGGTGATGAACCCGCCGTTCGAACGCGAACAGGACATTATCCACGTGCTCCAGGCGCTGCGCTGGCTGAAGGAAGGCGGCAAGCTGGTGTCGGTGCTGTCCGGCGCCACGCCGACGCGTCAGACCAAACGAGCGGCCATGTTCCGCAACATCGTGGCGGCACATGATGGCTGGTTCGAGGATCTGCCCGAGGGCAGTTTCAAGGGCAGTGGAACCGGTGTTTCAACGGCGTTGGTGGTGATTGAGCGACTTTGAGGCAGATATTCACAAGTAATTTTCGATATTACTTGTTTTTTTTCAGCGCCTTATATCGTTCTGAAAGGTCGCCTTTCAGAAAAGTGGGCTTTTTCCGAGCGTCAATAACATCGGTGAATTATTATAAAGGTGCAGTCGAAGAGGCTGCAATTTCAACTACGGAGTAGAGCTATGGGAATTATTCCGGTGCTCTTGCTTCTGGAGTTTGAAAAAAAGCGGGACGGATACGTGATCCGCCTCCGCTTATCGCTCACTCTCTGAGAGCAAGATAGCAAGGCCCGAGTTACCCCCTCGGGTCTTGCACCCCAAAATTACTCCAATTCAAGCGATTCAACAAACACAAAGTCGATTGTCCAAAGATTAGTGACATGCTCTTTTTGTATCAATCAATTAACCGCTTTTTTCGCTCCGTCCTCAGGATCGCCTCGCCGATCAGCTGCGGGATCTGCACCTGGACCGTGTTGCCTACGGCTCCAATTCGGTCCACCGCTCCGGATAGCCGAGCATCTTTTCGCACGTCAGGCAGATTTCCCCGACCGAGTATCCCTGAATAATCAAGGGGGCGTAGAACCGCCTCTGGTAACCGTTCGACTCGGCGCGCAACTGTGTTTCCAGTGAAAATTGACCGATCGCGAAACCATCGGTCTTCAGCGGGGTAGGCAATAATCCAGACTCTTTCCCGGTGGTGGTCGGCACCAACCGCCGCAGCTGGAATGCAGTGCCATTCCGCATCATACCCGACCTCGGCCAGGTCCGCGAGAACACGTCCGAACCATCCGCCTGGTTGGTCGTTGGGGCCAGCAAGGAGGTTCCAGACGTTTTCCATAACTGCGTATAGGGGTCCAAGCTCGCCAATAAGGCGGTGCACTTCACTCCATAACCCTGAACGCTCGCCGCCAATTCCTGCTCTGCGACCCGCGGCCGAGAGATCCTGACACGGGAACCCGCCCGTGAGGACGTCAATTCCGGTAATTCCATCGGCAGAAAGTCGGTCAAGGGTCACCTCGCGCACGTCTTCATAAAGGGGAATGTCGGGCCAGTGTTTCCTGAGGACCCGTTGCGGCCAGGGCTCGATCTCGCAAAAGGCGACCGTCTCGAAACCGCCCGTGCGCTCCAGGCCAAGCGAAAACCCTCCGATCCCGGAAAAGAGATCCAGGATGCGGAGTTTGCGAGGCACCGCCTCACAGACAAAATTTGACTCCAGGTTGAAGCACTCCGATAACGCCCTCTTCTGCGGCAGTGCAGAATCAGGCCTTCGGGCCTGATCGCGGGGGCGATGGAATGCTAGACAGACATCGGCCGGCGTATAGTCTTGGCGGACTGCCGGTATTCGGAGCGCTCCAACGCTCTGGATCTCCCGCGTCAAGATCGGAGAGATTTGGAAATGGCTGAAAAAAGAAGGGAAATTTGGTTCGCGGAATGGGATTCAGTCCGCAAACGGGGAGCCGACGCATTTTTAGCCTACCAACAATTGTCTGCTGGCTATGCAATGATGGCGGTTCGTAGTTCGTTGTTATTGAACGGCGGCGCAATGTTCGCGGGGCTGGCCTTTATGGGAGCCCTCGCTCGAGATGGAAATGAAAATCCTTTTTCTGTGGGCTTCATAGTTGCCTCAGCATGCTTTGTGTTAGGGATAATCAGTGCGGCGTCATCCGCTCTAGCCGCGTACTTCAATTACCAGTCATTTTCCCAAGCTGCGATTTTCGACTCAGATCAAAAAGCACTCAAAAAATGCATCGAGTTCTTTCCAGGCGATTACTCTGATATCCAAGAGGCAGTCGATCACGACAACGCCTTTTGGGACGAGCAAATCAGTAAGAGTCAGGACGAAATCTCCCTAACATTTAAAATTGGCGTGGGAGCTGGAGTTACCTCTTACATATTCTTTATGATTGGCTGTATTGTAGTCGGCGGCACCATGGCAACAGCGTAAATTTGACAACAAAATTTCACCCCGCGTTCGCGATATGATCGCCAGGAAACAAACCAAGAACTCACCATGAAGCCGCTACGTCAACTTGACCCCATCACGGTTGCATTTGCCAAGGCCCATTGCAGCGCGATCCGGCTGGATTGCTTGAATTGCGCCTATCATGAAGACGTCGGGTTCGCCGGATATCTGGACCAAGAGCGGGTCATCGACCTACCCCGGAACCACGGGCATTCCTGCCCGCGTTGCGGCAACGCAAACCCGGAGATGTTGAGCGCCCGGCCCGTCTACAGGGCCAGTGATGAGCGCACAAGCGGCTGGTATGGCCTGGCCTATTCCGAGGCACGATCCGGCCAGGACGAATAAACCATTGCAACCATAGGCTTATGCGCGTCTTTGCTTCGCCTGAACGTGTAACGACGGTGTCACGGTTGCGCCTGAATATCCCTCCGGAGTAGTTTCAAGCGCTGGACATGACATGGCAGAAAACACAAACGGCAACGAAGAAGCCATCAGGCAACTCATTCAGATCACCCAATCGAAATGCGAGAATGACGGACGGTCTCTTTGCTCCTATTTCCTGTCGCTTGCACTCCAGTCTCTGGAAGACGACACCGCGGAGTTGGACGCTGCGCTAAAGGTGAAAATGAGCGCCGCCCCTGAAGTCACCCAACAAGACGGCGCCTGATTTTCACTTGGACATCAGCTTGGAAATCGCCGACCAGATTTCGGCGCGGATGCTGTAAAGCGCCGAGGCAAGCAACAGCAGGAATGCGCCGGCCTTCCACAAGACGCGGCCAAGAGCACCCGCATCTATGACGCGCTGTTTCACCTTTTTCATTTCAGAAAGGGTTGGTGCAGCCGCAGCTTGGGCGGTCTCCATTTTTTCCATCCGGTGATCCATAGACGCGACCTTCAGCGCCAAGTCGTGAATGCCCTTGGTTTGATTGTCTAAACGTTCGTGCACACGGCGGCGGCTCTCGGAAGCATTGGCGCGATCTCGCACCTGCTCCTGTTGCATCGTATCCAGCCGCTGATGAATGGCGGTCGCAATGCCAATGACCTCGCTCAATGGTTCACTCATTGCCCCTCCCCATGTGTCCGCGATAGTTGTCGTGCCAGTCCGCGCAGCGCGCGACCCGGTCGTTGGCCCGGCCAAGGGCCTGGTCTGTTTTCAGAAGGGCAAGATCGAGCGGATCTTCGAGCTGCACGCCCGAGCGCTCACGACGGCGGCAATCCGACGGGAGCGATGGCTCCGGCTGTTGTTTAGCCGCAACCGCGCCAAGCCGCTCGCCGGCAAGTTTTGCGCGCTCCCTATCGGTTTGACAGGCGCTCAAGAAGAGGCCGATCGACAGCGCAATCGGCACCAACGGTCGAAACATAGACGTCCAGCTCCAGGGCTTGTTGTGTGCGAAGGGTTTCGGATTCCACCAGCTGCCGCTGAAACGAAAAATTTGCGGCTTCGAGCGCGGCTGCGCGGCGTTTCAGAACGGCCAGCTCTGCCTCGGCCGCGGACAATTCGACATCGGCGACAAAGGAGGTGACGGCCTGGCGGACTGCGCTGGACTTGTCGAGCTTGTGCCAGATGAAAAGTACCATCCCGGCCGCCAGCAAGGCGGTCAGGATGGCGCCGGTTCTGGATTTCCAGAACCAGCCGAGAACGGGCCACATCAGCCGTATTCCCTCGATGTACCGGATTTCTTCGGCCACTGCTTGGCGGCGGCATCGAGACCGAAGGCTCCACCGGCAAACAGGAAGATCGGAGCGCAGAACAGTTTGGCCCATTCAATGGCTTCCTTGTCACCAGCGCCGAGGCCATAGCTGCACAAGGCTGCGAGGCTGCACAGCATCGCGATCGCGGTTTCCCGCTTGTACGTTTTGATCATGACATTTGATCCTTAGGTTGAAGGCGTCAGCGGGTCGCGTGAAAGTCAGCGGGTGCGACGCTTTCCGCGCGGATGGCCGGGTACTGTCTGAATGGAAATGTTTGCGGCCAGCGGAACGCGATAAACCTGTTTGCCGGGAACGAGGAAATGGTGACCGCGTTCTGCTGGTTTCCACCCATCAGGTAAACGCGGCGGCGGGCGGCGTCATATCCAACAACAATACCGACATGACCTGACCGCGCGGTCCAGCGGATCACGCCGATCGCCCCGACCAAGGGGCCGCCGGCGTCTTTGCCAAACGTGCTCCAGGCCTGCGCCCAAAATGGGTTGGACGGGACTGGCTCGTCCGGCAATGTCTTTACGATACAGGTTTCAACCGCGTCACCGCACCAAGGCAATTTGGCTGGATCGCCAAGAAAGCGGCCGGCCTTGAGCCACTTCGACAAGGTTGACCTGTTACGAACCTCGTGTAGCCCCATTCGACGGTTCATTTCTAAGAGCCATGGCGGCATGATCTGCGCCGGAACATCGCGTGTGGCCACTCGACCGCGTCCATCCGGGGACTGACGCAAAAGCTTGACCGTGTCGCTGTCCGCCAACCCGCTCACCTTAAGGCCCTTCAAGGCCTGAAAGCGCTTGATCGCACTTGTGGTTTCGTTGCCAATATCGCCGTCTTCGGCAATATTGGCCCCATGCAGGTTCAATCGTCTTTGAATCCATTCTTCGAACGTCAAGGTGCTCACATCGCCCTCCTTCGTTTGGGCATGAAAAAACCCGCCAATGGCGGGCTGGATGAAACGCTGTCTTCACGAGACCGTTCGGCGCAGCTAGGGTGCCGTTATGCGAAGTCTCTTGATTGTTCTGGTTGTTTGTCTGGCGCCATCACTAGCTGAGGCCCGTGACTGTGGTCTGTTTGAGTATCGCGCCATCGTTACCGGCGCTTACGACGGTGACTCGGTGACGGCTGATATCGATCTCGGCTTAGGTTCGTGGCGCCATGACGCCAAGCTGCGGCTGTTCGGCGTCGATACACCTGAGATCAAAAGCACTGACAAAGCGCGCGCGATCGCGGTTCGCGACGAACTCCGGGAGTTGATCCTTGGAAAGGAAGTCCGGATCTGTACGATCCAGGACAAGACGGACAAATACGGCCGATTCCTCGTCGAGATTTTCTTCGGAAACATTAACGTGAACGCCTGGCTCAAAATGAAAAAGCTCGGTGAGCCCTACTATCTCAAATGAACCTAGCGGCTGTCGGTGCCCGCGCCCTCTTGCGGCTGTTGCAATTCCAGATCCGTCGTTGCTCCCCCCGAGCGGTCAGCCTTGTGGGTGACGGAAACAATGCGATAGGTGCCGTCAACGCCGGGGCGTATCCCTGTCAGCTGGAAGAGCGCCTCGGCCTGCGCTTCCGGCGTCAGGTCCAGGGTCACCCTGCCCTTTCCACCTTCGCGCTCGATCTGCTGTTTGCGGCCCTCCGCGATCTCTTTGGCGTGGTTTTCATCGCGTGCGACAGAGCGCAGCAGGTTCACAGCCTTGGCGCTTTGCCCCGCAGCTCCGCTGCCGGTCTTGTAGTCCTTGGGCAAGCCGTTCTTCCAATCGAAATAAGGCACGCTGATTTCTTTGAAGACGCCGCGTGTGGCAACCGGTTCGATGTCCCATGAGATCAGATTGCCGCCACCGCTGGTGCTGAAGAGGCCCTTGACCAGCGGCAAACCGAAATCCGCGCCATGCTTGGCGAGGACGGCCATGTTTTCGCGCAGCTTGAAGGTCCCGCCGAGTTCGCGGGCAAGTTTCTCGCCGATATGCAGGAGGCTCTCGGCGTCCGCTGCGATATAATCGCGCACGATATTTGCGAAGGCAGGGTCGACTTTCATATCGAAGCCGGCCTTCTTGGCGACAGACTTCAGAAAATCCCCGACCGTGCCCTCGTCCTGGTGGACGCGCTGCGGCTCCTTGGCCTTGCCGTTGACATCGAACCCCTTTGCGCTGACCGACAGCGAGCGACCGGAGGAGCGCGATCCGGAGGACTTCACGCTGTCGATTATGCCGGCAAACACCTGTACCCCTTCAAGCCGCACAACTACCGAGCCGCCGGGCTGCGGTAAGCGGATTTGCCCGCCAGTGTCGTCAAGCCTTAGGGAACAGCTGTCGGACGAGGCGCCAGCCTTGTCCGATACGGTGATCGATTCCAGATAATTCGCCATCTGGTTCGACACATCCTTGCCGTCGACCAGAACTGACCACTTAGTTTTCCAAGCCATCAGATCACCCGAACAACGTCACGACTTTGCGCGTCGCGACGGCTTCAACCGGCAGAACCGGAAGGACAACCGCCGCGCCTATGGGCAGGAAGGCATCAACCAGATCCGGATTAAGTTCCATAGCCTCCTCGACCAGCTCCTGGCCGCGCACTCCGTATTCTCGCCACAAGATCAGATCGAGCGTGAGATTATCGCCCGCGACTGTTATCGTTTCCGCCATTTTCACCCCAGAATGTCGAACAGCTGCAGGAGCGCCGGGATAACCTGCGTGCCGGCGGATCGCTCGGCCGGAACCTTTTTCAAAGAAATCGAAACCTTGACGACGGCGCCGATGCCGTCGCGCAACAGATGGTCGTGGTTTTCACGCAAGTTCGTGATCATGTAGGTGCCGAGCCGGGTTCCGTCACCGCGCATGACAGGCAAGGCTGCGCCCTGGTTCATGGCCGAGCGCAAGGCTTCCAGTTGAGGCAAACCGCCGATCTTTGCTGGCAATAACTGCCCGCGCATATTCAGCCTGTCGTCCCCCTCGCCCATGAATTCGGCGCCTTTGAGACCGTTGAGGAGCGGTTTGGTTGCGATATCCGCCGAACCGCTGCGCGACACGCCATCCACCGAAAACGGGAAAGTATCGACCTGGACGGCCCCGATCATGTAGAGCATGCGTCCTCCTACGCCACCGACCAGCCGGTGTCCGATTGCAGACCGGCAAGACGGCTCTCAATTTCATCGCCGATCTGATTTGCGATGGTCTTTGCGTCCTGAACCCCATGGACATGGATGTCACCGAAGGTGACCGACATCTGGCTCGGCGCATTTTGAGCTTCGCCTGCCCCTGCCAGGATCCGCTTTGTAGCGGACGCGCTGTGAATGAAGCCGTTCCGATCGGGCGTGAAAAGCTCGGACCCCTTTTCAACAGTCTCATAGGTGCGGCCGGCGACCACCGGCCCACCAAGGGCACGGGCGCCTTCGACCCTCGCTTGCGGTGCTGGCGCTGGTGCGTCCGAACCGCCTGCCCAAGACGGAAGGCCAAGCATGTCTGACAAATTGACTCGACCGATCGCACTAACGATGCGATCCGGTATCGTCCTGAGGAATTCCCAGAGCGCGCCAAAGGCGTCCTTGATCGCATCGACCAAAGCCTGCCCCGCCCTTCTTCCGGCATCCCGGAATTCGGCCTCCGCCTCCGTCGAGTAATCGTTCATCGTGAAGATGTCGGAGATCCAGTCTCCGACCATCCCCGGAAGAGCCAGAACCGTATCGGCGATGGCTTCTATCGTTTGCGACACAATCGCCTTTGCCCTGTCCAGCGCGGCACGGATCTCCCCCTCATCCAGCCCAAGCATGGTGCCGATATCGATCAGCTTGTCTGTTGCCCATTTGGCGGCTTTTGTCGTGAGGTCGGCCGCAAAGCCGGTGATGACCGCCATCGCATCAGCGAGACCGGCACCAACGGCCTCCGCAAAACCGAGCGTGAATTCCCTGATCGGCTCCCAATAGCGATAGACAGCGATCCCGAGCGCCGCGACAGCCGCAATAACGGCCGCGATCGGCCACGAGATCCCGAGAATGGCTCCGCCGATCGCAACGGCTGCCGCCTTGATCGTTGCGGCCGCCGCCGTCGCTGCCGTTGCCAGAACTGCGAAGATCGTGCTGCCGCCAGACGCGGCCCCCAGCATACCCGCCGCAAGGACCGCCAGGCGTAGGCGCTTGGTGGCCGCAACGATCAGATCCGCGCCACGCGCGATAAAGAGCGCGGCGTTCAGCACCCCGCCTTTCATGAACAGGAATGCGAACCTCGTGGCAATAGCAGCGACGTTGAGGGCAACAAGTGCCGCCGTCGTTCCAACCACAGCGGCAGTCACTTCCGGATAAGCTTCGGCCAGTTCCGCAACCTTGCTGATCACGGGCATGATCGCTTCCATGATGTCAGTCAGTGCCGGCAGCAAGGCATTGCCGACCACGATCGCCAGTTCGTTGAGCCGGTTCTGGAAACTTTGCAGTCTCGCGTTGAAAGTCTGGGACCGGACTTCGAATTCCTTCTGAGCGGAACCGAGATAGTTGGTCTCGCTCGCAACCTCGCCGAGCGCGCCGGACAGAAGCTCAGCGTTTTCGATCAAGGGCATAATCGCCCGCGCCTCGTCCCCGAAGAGATCGGAAATGGTTGAGGCCTGAAGCTCTTTCGGCATCGCACGGATGCGTTTGATCACGTCGGTCAGGGTTCCGACTGCGTCCTCCTGGAGCCGCTTGGCGACATCCGTCGCCGAAAGGCCGAGCTTGCTGTAGGCTTCCCGTTGACGTTTCGTGGCTGAGTCCCCGCGGGCCAGAGCCTTTGCGACATTGCGGAAGCTGGTCGCTGCCACGTCCGCCTGCGCGCCGGCCGCCACCATTGCAGAACCGATAGCCGCGGTCTCGCGCGCGGAAAAGCCCATAGCTGTGCCGGCCGAACCGACACGGCGCATGAAGTCGAGCAGGTCCGAGGCGGACGATGCCGACGTGTTGGACAAGTGGTTCAGGACGTCGGCCAGTTCGCCGGTTTGCTCAACCGTCAAACCAAGGGCGGTCTTGATCTTGGCAAGGCTTTCCCCGGTCTGATCGGCCGAGAGATCAAACGCCACCCCAACCTTGGCGGCCAGTTCGGCAAAGTCGAGCAACTCGTCACCGACCATGCCGGCCTGGCCGGCCGCGGCGACGATCTCGGCAATGCCGGTGGCGGCCACCGGGATTTCCCGGCTCAGCGCCAGGATGTCCGCGCTCATCTGCTTGAGCCCGTCCGGCGTGTCGAAATCGACCACCTTGTTGACATCCGCCATCACGTTTTCGAATTCACGCGCGGCATTGATCGGCGCGCTGATCGCCTTGGCGAGCACATAGCCCATACCGGCGGCGTCGAGCATCCGCCCGCGCATGGCGTCCATCGCCCGTGCATTGGCATCGACCCTGAGCTTCATCTGCGTCAGAGATCGGCTGACGGCCTGGGCCGGGCGGGACACCCGCTCGATCATCGAGACGATTAATTGCGACGTGAGGGTTGCCAAGGATTCACACCTCTGATTGCATAGCCGCTTGTGGGCGGGTGAATGCATTGGAGTTTTTGATGAATTTCAAAAAGATGGACCGGCAAGCGGGTGAGCGGCCTAAATCAGACCGGCACGCGCCGAAGGTCTTGAAGTTTGTGGATGAAGGTCGCAGCTATCGTTGGAACGCCCGCGAGCTTGGCATCTCAAAAAACATCCTGCGCGCCATTGTTAAAACGAGCGCATGAAATGCAGTGGATTTTGCAGCACTTTGAGGACACTGAGAAACTGGCAGGTGCCTTGGACCGCCTTGGCATCCCGTACACCTGGCACAAAGTTGTTCCATTCGTCGGTGAACTTCAGCCTGAACCTGTGATTGATGACCGAGATGCCGTGGTCTTGTTTGGCTCTTATACACTATGGCGATATGCGCGGCGAGAAGGCCTAAGCCCAGGCGTTTTCAAGATCCGGCCATTCGTCCATGAGAAACCATGGCATCCATATCTCCTGAACGGTGCTGATTCTTTGTTTCTCTCTTTAAGAGGCATCCCTGACCATCTCCCGAAAGAGGAACGCCAGTGGTTCATGCGTCCGGTTGACGACAGCAAAGAGGAACCTGGCAAGGTACGCTATACTTCCGAAATCGCCGATTTGGCAGAGCGCGTATTAGCCCTTGAAGAGGACGAGATCCCGAAAGGGTCATTGCGTCACGATACCGAGCTCATGCTGACGCAGCCCACGCGCATATTTAAGGAGTGGCGAATATGGATTGTGAACGACGTTATCCGCACCTATTCGCTCTATAAGGAAGGGGCACGCGTCGTCTACCGGCCTGAGATTGATCAAGACGCCGCTGAATTTGCAGAGCGGTTGGTCAAATTGAACCCTAGATACGCCCGCGCATATGTCATGGACGTCTGCCGCACGGAAACTGGCCTCAAGATGCTTGAGACAAACTGCATCAATGCGGCAGGCTTCTACGCTGCCGATTTGCTCAAACTCGCTGACGCGATCCACAACATCGACCGATCCAATCCTTAGCGTAGGATGCCCCCCTATCCGCAACTGCTCCCCTTCTTGTTCATCGGGGAGCTGGTGATGTTCTGGAGACAAACCAATCTCTACCATTTCATGATCCAATCACTCGAGCATCGTGCTTAGGGTGTCATTTAGCGCTCAACCTGAACCGCCCCCCCGGCGGCCTCTTTGCTTCCGCCTCTCGCTGCATGGCCTCTTCCATGTGATGGAAGTACCGGAACAGCGAGGGCACGTCCCAGTCTTCGATCTCGGTGATCGACTGGTGCAGATAGCGCGCGATCTGCGCGACCATCAGTCCGAAGCTTTGGCCCGGCGCTTCATCTCCGCCCGCACTTCGCTCGACATCGTCTCGCTCATCGCGTCTTCCGCCATGAAGTCCAGCTTCACTTGAGACCATGACTTTCCCATAAGAGGTTCCACCTTGGCCTCAAGCTCTTCATAGGCATCCGCGTCCAGGTCCAGGATGACGTCCAGCGGAACATCGGCCATGGAGGCATAAACAGCAGACACCTTGTTGCGCTGGCCCCTGACGGTGTCGGCCGCGAGAAGATCGCGAACCTTTCGCTTGCGCGAAAACACGATGGTGTCGTGGGTGGTTTCGCCGTGCGTGACCGGCTCTTCCAGTGTGATAGTGACCTGGTTCTTCATGTGAGTTGATCCTTGTTGAAATTCGAACGCGGTTTTCAGATTGCGGGCGTTTACGAGCCGAGCGCGCCGCGCACACCCGCGAAAAGATCCTCGCCGTCACGGCGCAGAATGCGTTCCCAGAAGTCGATGTAGAAAAGCTCCTTGCCGTCGAGCGTCAGCTCGAAATGGGTAACCTCCGTCAGAGAGTGATTGCAGCCCTGGAAGTCTGCCGGGTCGCTCTCATCCGGTTCCCATTGGGTGATCGCCCCTTCGATGACCGCCCGCCCCGGAACGTCAAGCCCGGTTCTCTTGTCCTTGTAAGCGCCCGCAAAAACCCAACGGTCACGCTCCCCGAGGCCGCCGAAGATGTCGGTATCCAGGCCCTTTACCATGAACTTGGGCTCCAGAGCCTCGATGCGCGGCAGGCTGAAATCCGTTGCCATGACACTGCCGCCGGGGTTGTGCCCGGCGGTCATGAACTTGATCGGCGGAATGGTCAGTTTCGAGATGGTGGTTGCCCGCGACGTGCCTTCTTTTTCCGCGCGGCGGACATCCACGGCGGTCAGCATGTAAAGCGTCTGCATGATCAGATCCTGATTGTCTTAGTCAGTTGATTGCCGGGTTTGGCGACGGGTCAGCTGTCGTTCGAAAGCCTCGCGACGATCTCCTGCACCAGACCGTCTACAGCCGGGCGCCAGCGGCGGATCTCGTGCTGGGCCAGTTTGAAGACCGGGCACGGCTCAATACCGATATCCAGTTTCAGCGTGCCGAGCCGGATCTGTTCAGGGCTGTTCTGGCTGGCTTTGAACATTTCGTTCTTCGGCGAATAGCCAAGGATATTGCCCTGGTTGACATGGTCCCGCAGCGCGAAATGGATGGAGTTGATCCAGGCCTCGACCGTGTCCGGCTGGATGCGCCGCCCGAGGAACTCGTTCGTGATTTTGATGATCTGCGTGATGATGTAGTCGGTGCCGCGCACCTGATGCATTTGCTCCCAGAGTTCGCCCGTCTGTGCGTTGTCGGTGCCGATGAAACGATACCCGCCATCGGCCACCGCGCCGTCAACACCGGTCTCGCCTTCGGCCACGATAGCGACATTGGCCGCCAGCAGCTGCTGGCCCTCCGTGGAGCCGTCGAGCGTCGAGAATGGGATCTTCCGGGAGATGCCGGCAAGACCGTAAAGGGACCGGTTCGCGAAGGGGTGGAAAGGCTTGCCGCCGCCAACCTGGTTGTCGATCCGGATCATCAGGCCGGCGACACGCGGTGCCATCGGCCGTGTCACGACCTGCGCACCGTCCCAGATGCGGGCAGCAACGCCGATCGGCATGAGGCGCTCGGAAGACATGGATTCGCGGGCGTCGATGGCATTGGCCGCCGAGGTATCGTCCACATCGACCGGAGCAACCGCCAGGATCTTGCCGAGATTGGCTTCGAGCGCAGCCACGACCGGATTGGTGGTTTCGAGATCCGGACGCCAGGCGGTGCGGCCCGCCACAACGATACGCGGCGTTTTGTTGACCTTGGAGGGAATGCTGGCGATGTCGTCCACGATCGCGGCGATCGACGCGGCCGTTGTGGCGGTATCGACGCCCTCGGCAACGCGAACGACAGTCACATCGGCCCCGGCGTTGAGGTCATTTAGCTGGTCGTGGATACCGTTCACGGCATCGGCAAGCAGCCCTGTCCCAAGAGCGTTGACCTTGGCGGCATCGCTCGTGGAGAAGCGAACGGGTTCGCCTTCCGGGAAGTCGGCAACCGAAGCATCTTCCGAGGTTTCGATCACCAGGACATGCGAGAAGTCCGCGCCAAGCGCCGGAACGATCTCGTCATCCGGCCGGGTGAAACTCATTCCGAAAGTGGGTGCAGTCATTGTCTGTCTCCTTGCCTGGCTGCGGGCATAAAAAAACCGCCTGTCAGGCGGTCATCGGTTTGGTTTGAATCGTCCTGCAGGAAGACCTGCGATGCGTGGTTAGAAGCCCCTCAAGAGCGCCATAGTCAGGATGAGTCCCCACCAAAGCGCGCCGATCAGCATTTCGGAAAGAGTGTTGCCCCAGCTTGTCCGCCAGCGCAGTTCATAGGCGCCGACACCGAGCAGCCCGAACGGGAGGGCCGCCAGAGCGAGCCAGTAGGTCGTCCCGGTGCCGTAAGACCACGCGAGAAGCAACGGCAGCAGAAAGAGGCTCAACCTCAAAAACAAGGCGACATGATCGGATTTGAAGCTCACGGCGTCCATGATCCTGACGAAAAGATCGTCTCGCCGCGGATCCTCGACCTGGTGATGATCGTGCCGGTGAAGGTCGAACCAAAGTCCCCAGCCCGCGGCGCCCCAAAACAGAATCCCGAGAGCGACAAACGCGCCAAGAAGCGGGTCGAGAATTGCGGAGGTCAAAGCGCCGAAAACCGCTGCGACGTAGTAGAGTGCGCGGCCAGGAAGCCGGTCGGTGAAACTTGACATGCCGCCGCCGCGAATGCGGTTGAAAACCATCAAGACCGGCAAGGCCGCGAGCCATTTCAAGAAGAGTACGGTCATAGTGTCAAAGCCTCGTTCCAGAGCGTGTCGACATCTTCGGGGGATAGGCCGAGCGCGGCGGATACCGACTCGATCAGCGGGTGCTGGCGCTGAAACTCGGAGGCGTACTCCCATTCGATTTTCGCTTTGCTCCGCTCGGCCTCATCCGTTATCGCCGCAATAGCCGCCTCGACCTGATCGGGAGAACGGCCTGCCTGCAGCAAGCCAAGACGAAACTGACGGGCGGTCAGGTTTTTCATGACCGCCCGAATCTCATCTTGTGTCGGAGGAGCGTAGGGTTCGATTACGCCTCCCTGGTTCCGCCAGCCTTGAGCGGCGGCGATGACCTTTTCATTCCACGCATTGTTCTCACCGGGGCGAAGGCCGGTGAATAGCACTTCCTTCGAGCCGTCAGGGTAAGCGACCTCATAATGGGCCATGCCAATGATTTTCTGCATGTCCATTTCAGTGTGGTCGGTTTCCCAGCCGCGTTCGAACCCAAGGAATTCGACAATTTCCGCTTGCATTAGGCGGTCCTCACGTAGATAGCAAACATGCCACCTCCTGCGGAGATGATCCCAAAGTTGCGCCACGTCCCGGTAAGCTGCGATCCACGGCTCCCGCTGCTGAACGTGCTGTCAATCCATCCGTGGCTATACCCAGCAACGGTGTAAACACCCCGAGAGGCATTCCGATTGGTGATGGCGGCTGCCGTTGCGAAGATGATCGTCCCGATTGGGTAGTTCGTGTTGCTGGTACTCGATCCGTCGTAGACAAGAGCGAGCTTGTGTGTGCCACCATCGTTCTCTTCAGCAACAAACGCATTGGCGCTGTCGTCCCAACCCAAAAACCTCCAGGTGTTCGAGTTGTCATCATAGTATTGGATCCAGCTGTCCCCGCCTCCGTTCTTGCCGACATAAATCATATCGTCTGCATGAAGACGGCCGTAAACGGTTACCCCGCTACCGTCCGTTCGCAGTTTCTCTGAGTTGTCATAGAAAAACCTGGCATAGAGACCGTCTTGAACAATGATGATGTTCCTGTAAACGCCATTACTCTTCTCACCACCGATAAATATTTCTCGCCCATGCGCGAGATTGCGAATGTAAAGATCGTTGGTATAGTTCGTGAAGTAAGTGTGGTTCCCGTTGTGCATCATCCTGAAGTCTGCACTGGCGCCTAGCCTGATTTCTTTACCGTCCTGCCATTCGGTATGCCCCGTCACCGTGTCGTCAGCGTCGGAACGGACAAACGAACTGGCATGCAAGTTATCGACCTTGTCGGCATTGACCGCAGACGCGCTCGCGTCGAGCTTTGCGTTCACGGCGGCGTTGCTCGCCTTTCCGTCAAGCGCCGACTGCAAGCCGGTCACATGCGAGATCGTGTGCGTGTGAACGGTTGCAGCTTTGCCGGACAGAGAAACCGAAAGACTATTAAGCTGCCCCTCCACTGTCCCGGTCGCACCAAATGTGACGTTAGCGGAAGAGATTTTGGCTGCTTGCCACGAGGCTCCGAGACGGAGCAAGACTTGACCATCCGCCGCACTGTCGACGTTGACATCATTGAGGGTGGCAAGTGTGGGCGACTGCAGCGCTGAGATGGCATCACTGAGGGCTGTGAGTTCATCTTGAAGCCCCTGAACCCCCGCAATGACATGGTCATGCCCGGTTGCAGCCTTTCCGGCCAACGCTGTGTCGAGCCCAAACACAACACTTTCAAGGGCGAGAACCATGTTCCGGATACGAACAAACTCTTCGCTCGTAAGGTTTCCTTCGTCCGGAATCTGCAGGCCATAGTGAGGCGAACGAGCATCGGCCATAAGAACTCCTTTAAATGCCGTAAGCGCGAATATCGGCGATAGACAGCCGCGCGCCGGGGCCGCCATTGAGAGTGATCTTCAGGCGGCCGCCCGCTGTCGCGTCATGCGGCGCGACCTCGTAAACCGGCTCTTGCCAGCCGCCACCCAGGTCAGAACTTGCCACGACCGAAAGCGGCACCCAGTTCCCGTCCGACTTGTCCATTTCAACAGTGACGGACGAACCAGGCGGCAGCTGTTGGGCGAACAGCGCAGTTGCACGCGAGGTCCCTCTGATCGGCCAGGCCTTGGTGACATAGTCACCGCTGTTGCGCACGCGGCCGGCGATCAGTGTGGTTCCCGACCAGAGAATTGGGCTTTCACTCGCCGTGCCGTTCATCACGGCTCGAAGTGTCACGACCTCATCGACCAGCTCGCCAAACTCGAGCGCCTGCTCCGGCGCCAGCGGGATAACCTGACCGTTCTCCCGCACCAGCTCGTATCGAAAACGGGTGTTTGCGGTGGGCAGCTCAACCGCCCCCCGGATCAGAAGGTCTGTGAAGGCGTTCAAGGTGCCGGTGTAAAGGTCTACGGTCTTTTGAACCGGATCGAACCGGGCTCCGATCAACTCGAACCAGAGATCCTCTTCCTGATGCGCCGTCCAGGCCGTCCGGTTGGCCGAGGAAAACAACGTGCCGACCGTATAAGGCTGAGCGGTAACGAGTTGTCCCGTCGCCGGATCGACGTCGCCCATCCGGGCAATCGACAGCGCATGGGCGGCATCGTCCGTCAGGACGACAAAACAGAATTCCCGTGCCGGCGGCAGATAAACCGGCACATCCCAACGGGCTTGCAAGATGTCTCCCACCTGACGCCCCTGCATCGACAGGAAGTCCTCGGCAATGATGTCGTTGGTTGGATACCCGTTGATCACCGTGCAAAGCTGCACGCGGACACCGTTGTTTGCGTCCCCAATCGCGCCGATCCTGATGTTCACCCCCGCTATATGCGCGCCCTGGAAGAGTGAAAAGGTCTGTGCCAACGGGTCATTGCCGCCGCCACCGCCGGCACGGGTGACAACGTTGGTGATGTTCTGCGTCACGTTCGTGATGTTGGTGATGTTGATGTTCGTTACCGGTGGGGGTGCCGCGCGGGTGACCAGGTTAACCCGCCGCATCACTTCGGTTTCGATCGTGCCCTCTCCAACAAACAACGCTTCTGCAAACGAGCCCGCCTCGCCTTCGGCTCGAACCAGCCGAACGCCTGTCGGTACAAGAGGCGGAATGGTCAAGGTGCCGCTGATTTCGCCGTTGAGATCTGCGACCGGTGCAGGGTCCGGCGTGATATTCACTCCATCGAACAGGAGCGCGGTCATTGTCTCGTTGGCAGCAAAACCCTCGATCGCGAATTCGAGATCGATCTCCCGCAGCGTGGCCGCGGCTGTGACGGTCTCGCTGACCTCCTCGTTCAATGTGGTTTGCCCCGGCGGCTGGTTCGGAGCCGCCGTGAACTCGCGCGTGACCGCGCTGGTGAATTCGGTCACATGATCCGTCCAGAAGTCGCTGGCCGGCTCAAGCCGCATGGCGCCCGGCATCGTCAGAAAGTTTGCGTAAGGGTTGATCCTGAGCGAGCGCGTAGACAGGCGCTGGAACAGAATTACCTCTTCCTGCCAGTCGAGCATGTGTGTGCCCGACACGCTCTGCACATCCACACCGTCAACAGCAAGCTGGAGAACACCGCGGTTGATCGCGGCCGTTTGCGGGACGCCGGCGTCCCGGTAAAAATCATTCTGTAGGAGGTCTGTGAAAATTCCATCGCGCGCGACACTGTCGCGGGATTGAATATCGCGGCGCTGCTCTGACCGGTCGAATTGCCGAACAACGGTTTCGAGCAATTCGAAGAACCGGCGCATCTCGTCATAGGTGTAATTCTTGGTGCCGTTGTTGATCACCGTCGGCGCGTTTTGCCAATCGTGGTGCACATCGGCAAGCTTCAAGACATCGCTCGGGGCTTTCGGTGCGACCGCATTCTTTCGCGCAGAAACGCCGTTGATGTAGATGGCAGCACCGGCTTGATCGAGGCCGACCGCGTCGATGCGCGGCATTTTCGACTGATAGGTGATGGTCACCGGACGGTTCACCACGCCACCGGACAACCTGACGGTCGTTTCGGTCACTTCATCGGGCGCAACGGCGTCAAAGTAGAGATAGGTCACCGAATAGCTGGATGCCTGAGACGGCTCCGCGCCTGCAGGCGCCCAGGAGATCGAGTTCCCTTCCAGAGAATAGGTCGATGGGTCAAACGTCGATCCCTGTTCGACGGAGAGGATCTCGACAATGGATGAATTGCCCAAAAGATCGGACCCGCCCGGCACCGCACCGCGCGTAATCACCTCGGTGGTCTGTTTCGTGACCGTCGCCGCCGTGACAGAGGCAATCGGCGGCAAGTGGACCGAAACAACCGCGGAGCCATCGCCGCTGTCGATATAGGTGTGCGGCTCCAGATCGATGGACTCAAGTTCTGGATCTTCCGGTACCGCCAGCCTCAGGGCGGATTCCCGAATACGCTTCCAGCCGCGAATGTTCGCGATGCCCGCCCCGATGGAATAAACCTGATCGGCCCCGCTCTTTCCAAGCGCAACAACCTTGCAACCTTCCACGATGTAGTGACCGTTGCTGTCAAAGTCATAGCCGGAGATCTGTTGCAGCACGCCAGTCAATGCAGGCGGCGGCCCCTGTTCCAGCACTGCACCGTCCCGCATGAGATAAACCTGCGCGAATTCCCCTTCCTGGCCATCGCCATCGACGGACCACGAAAGGGTGCGTGTTTCGCGCACGGCTCCGGGCTCTCCGAAAGACTCCGTGCCCTCATCAATGCCAAGCAGGTCCTCATGTTCTTCATGCGTGATGTAGTCTTTTTTCACGCGCACACCGATGGAAACATCTCCAACCATGGGAACGTCCGCGATCGTGCTCGCCAGCACCGGGTGGATCAGACCGCCGACATAGATCATCCCATCCGCAAGCTGCACCGTCGCCGTTGTCGCCGGGTCATTGGGGGTCACGATGATGTCACCGCCAGACCTTCGGTCCCCATCTGCCGCGACCAGATTGCCAACACCTTTGATCTGATGGAGCAATCGCGACTGTAGTTCGTTGAACTCGGACGGCTGGGTGTAGCGGCCGGCAAGATAAACAAGCGCCGTCCAGGCAGACCCCGGATCAAAACGATCCATAGCGCCTGCAATCCCCGAGGGATGCTGAAACATCAACTGATCTCCAGAAGTATTTGGATTTTGTCCCGGACGGTTTCACCGAAGGGGATGTCGGTTGGAAACGCACCAAAATGAACACCGAAGAGCACATCCTGGCGCCAGAGTTTCCCCTTTTGCTGAAGCACTGTTCCGCCAAAGATTGAGATGTTCCTGGCGGTCTTTCCTGCGCCGTCGCCAAAGCCGGTCCGGGCGTAAATCAACAGGTGCGTCGGATCGTCGTTGGAACGGCTGTATTTGAGCCCATTCACTCGAAAGTTGTCCACAAGTCCGGCTCTGACCGGGAGTGCTTGCGCCTTGCGATATCCGATCAGCTCGTCGTTTTCGTCTGAGAACTTTACCCAAAAGCGATATTCCGCTAGGTCACCAAGGATTGTCGCCCGGCGAGCCCGCTCCGGAGAATTCGCCCATTCATAATCGGCGTCGGCCCAGGGGAAATTGGCATCGACCCAATAATCGGATGACACCGGCGGCAACCAGGCTCCAAACGCCTCAATGGTCGCTTGATCGAGCTCCCCTGCAAAGTCGTGGTCTCTTCCGAACGACCATTTTACTTCCGAGCCTGAAATACGCGCGCCGCTGTCGTCGCCCCAGATGGCGTCCCCATGCCGCGTGTATCCGTTTTCGGCGGCCGGAATGTCGTGACCGAAGAAAACACGGCGGAGTTTCGACCGTTCCGGCGACGACAGGCTCACAACGCCGTCGATCGGGATAAGATCGGCTTCTTCATCCCGAAGCCGGTCAAGCGCAACTTGGAAGTCGGCCCAGGAATTTCGGCGTGCCGGCGGGTCAACAATCTCGCCGGAATATCCGAGAAAACCCAGGCCGTCGTGAACAGCCTTGTGTGTCCCTCGATAGCGCGCCCACTGCCGGCCCTCATCAATCAAACTGTAGAGGTTCGGGATATAGGGCCGCAGGGGTTCAAGCCCGTATTCATAAACCAGAAAAGGCATGACGCTCGCCGGCCGCGTGACATGTTTCAGCGAGAGTATGTTGTCGATAACGGGCAAGAGGCGCGCCTCGGGCGCAATTGCCTCATCCATTGCCTTTTCGAGCGGCGTCGCGTTGGGCGGAAGGATCGTGGTCATCGGCCGCGTCCGCTGATGGCGACGCTGACCGTACCAATGCCGATGGCTTCATTTTCAACGGCGACGACATCTTCCGCCGGTTCGATGACCTCAACATTTGTGACGCCCGTGACATTGGCGGCCTGGATCAAGGACGCCCGAGTCAAATCGAGACCGAGCAAATCTTTCTTCTGCCACGTCGTCACGATGGTTGCAGCGACCGTTTCGGCGACACTCTCAGGCACTGTCGGGTCCAGCCGAACGGAAACGGAGACGTCTATCGTTCTCCGGATAGCTGATTGCACACTGAAACGATCGCTGACCACCTGCACATCAGGCTGAGTCAGAGCTGCTTCTACTTTTGCAAGCAACGCCGGTGTGGGCTCACCGTTGCCTGACTTGGAGAGCACAGCAACATTGACGGTCGGATCGCGCCCCTCTCGCCAGATTGCAACCGCCCGAACATCCAGATCCGCATCCAGCGCAACCTTGCGATACCGATCGGCCGGGCCTCCTGGCGAACGACCGATCGTGGCAAGACGGTAACGCGTTTTCAGGCGATCATCATCCTCGCCCTCCATGCGGGTAACATCCAGCCACGCGGCAAGCTGATCGAGATTGGAGCCGGAGGCGAAATACAGGAAACCTTGCTGAGCGACATAGTTGATCCGGCTGCGAAGGGACATTTCCCTATATGTCGCCGCTTGCGCTTGAATAATCGCGCTGTCCACTTCCAGCTGATCAACATCCCAATCGACGCCAACCGCTGCAAATCGGGCTTTGATGTCCGCTGCCAATTCAGACAAAAAGGTCTCGAAAGAAATCTCCTCGACCACCTGGGGAGGCGGTAGATCGGAAAGTTCGGGAAGGTCTGTCATGGATCACAACACTGAGCTTGACGCCCGCCCCTGTGCGAAGCTGACGGAGAAAGTATGATTGCGTTCAACGGTGAAGTCGCCAAGATGGCCGCGCGGGCGATAGTCCGCTTCGATCCTGACCGTCGCTGTGCCGCGGCGGATCTCGTCGGTCGTGCCATCGAATGTCACACGGCGAACATGCAGGCGAGGCTCCCAGAGATCGATCGCCGTGCCGATCAGCTGCTGGACTACCGCAAAAAGTCGTGGCGTCAGGTTCCGTCCGAGCAGTTCGGCCACACCGCCACCGAACGGGCGGCGCATCACACGCGTTCCGATGCCGGTAGAAAGGATCACTTCGACGCTTTGCAGCGTGGAAGCGAGATTATCGATTGGCTTCAGGGTCCAACGATCAATTCCGGCCATGATCAGTTTTCGGAGCTTTCGTTCTCAGTTTTGCCTTCTGCCTTCGGCTTCTGGCGCAAGAGCCGGCCAAGCGCCAAGTCATAGGCCGCCTCACCTTCGGTCAGCCGGATGGTGCGCTTTGAAGTGAACGCACCGGCGCTGAGCGCGCTGACACCGTCAGCGACGTAAAAGGTTTTCGTCTGCATGATGTTCTCCTAGTGCGGGCCAAGCGTGTCGGCACCACCCGGGACCACGCCGCCGTGCACGTGGTCCGAGCCGATGTTGTTGTCATCGTGGTGGACATGTCCGGCGCGGAAATCGACATCGCCCTCGACTTCCTGGTCGCCTTCGATTTTCACATTGCCCTTGATGATCACATCACCCTCGATGATGACCTCGCCATCCTTCATGGTGATGGTGATCCCGAAGGCCTTCAGGACGTTGGCGAGCAAATCTTCGCTCGGCGGCTGGTTGCTATCTGTGAAGCCGCTGCGGAGCAAAACGCCCTGGCGCATATCGCCGTTCGGGCTCAGGACGCCGACAACCTGGCCTTTGGAGAGCGGCATCCAGGATGACGACTGTCCGCCGCTTTCCGGATGCGGCAACCAGGGGGACAAGAACGGCCCGTCTTCGCCATCTGCCAGCTTGATCCGGTATCCCCTGACGGCGTCGATCTCCTCGATCGGGCCGATCCGGATCATTTCCCCGAACCGGGTCTTCAGCATTTCGAGATCGATGCGCATACCGGTGATGATATCGAACATCAGCTGCTCACCTCCACAGGTTCGGCTCCGGTCATTTCAACCGTCACAGTTGAAATCTCGCTGTCCTCGTCCGCGTCCGGGATATAGCCAAGGCCAAGCGAATTCAGCTCGTCCAGCGTCAGTCCTATCCGCTCGCGGCTCGCCTCGATATCACCAGGCGCGTCCGGTATCTGGTCTCGCATCAGGTCCGCGAGCTTCTGGTCATCAACGCCGCCGGCGTCCAGCATGGCGAGGAAGTTCAAGAACGGTGCGCCCGCCGGAAGGTCGCCGGTGAATTGCGGGTCCCGAAGCGCTTCAACGGTGAACGTGATTTTCTGAGCGGCAACCCTCTCGCGTTCGCGTTGGCTGCCTGCCCGCTCGATCTTGATATTGACGACACGGGAGATCAGCCCTCTTAACACTTCCGCCGCGGCGCTTTGACTGTCCGACAGGTTGGTTCGGATCTGGCGCCCGAGCAGATCCAGATAGAATTCATGAATGCGATCGGCGTGCGGAATGCCTGGAATGACCTGCCGGATCTTCTTGGCAGGATCGTCCGGGTCCTCGACCTCTTCGATCATCGTGTCGGTCACACCATATTCAAGGCAGAGATTGACCAGACCGTTGTCGTGGAACATTCGCAGTTCGTCCGGCTTGGCTTCCGCCTCGTCGGTGTAAACGGCAATGAAACGGCCTTTCTTGACCTTCACTTTCAGCCCTTGCAGGTCTTCGGTCAGAACGCCGATCTCGCTGTCGAGCACGTTGTCCTCGGCCAGCGTATTCCCTTTCAACGCCATCACTGTCGCCATGCGCAGCGCGATCCGGATCAAACTCATCCGATGTCTCCAAGGTTGACGATAAGGCGCCCGTTGCCCGGCGGGTCGATGGACGACACTCGCCACTTCGGCTCGCCTGGACGATCGAGGGCAATGATCGTATCGCCCTCGCGAACGTCGAGATCCGGATAGGCTACCGGGTCCGGCTTCAGGACCGCTCCACCCGTGCGAATATTCGCGGAGAACGTATCCGACCGGTTGCCGGCGAGGTTCTGATTGTCGCGGCCCTCCTCAATGATCGGCGCGACGATCTCTCTTGCATGCCGGTTCTGATCTTCCCGTCCATCGACCCAGGCGACGATCCGGACGCGCTCGGCAAACATCCCGTCCGTGGACGCGTGAAGCTTGCGCTTGAACTGATTGAAACGCCGCATGGGTCAGATGGTCCGGTATCAGGCGCTGGCGTCGGCCAGGGCCTTCTCTGCGGCGTCCAGAGCCGCCTGAGCGTCCGCCTTGGCCTCGTCCGTCGCCGCCTTGGCGAGGGCTTCCTCCGCGTCGACAACGGCGGTAACGAGCTTCTCCAGATCGGCCTTTTTCTTGTCGGCCTCCGCGTTGCTGGCCTTGGTGCTGGCCGTCACCTTTTCCGCAAAACGGTCGGTGACGACGTGTTCCCCATAGGCTTTCGGAACGGTGACAACCTCGCCCGGGTCACATTTCTTGTCCTTGTCGGATTTGAGCACTTCCTTCGGGATGGTGCCGCCGCGGGGGAACTGGATTTTCATGGTGGATTTCGAAGCCATTTGCCTTCTCCTTCTGATGTCGAAAGGCTCTTGCCCTTGGAGATCAGAAGGAGGCCCGGATGCGTGCCCGGGCCTCTTTTTTGCCAGACTTGGCAGTCTGATCGCCTCTGCGGTTAGATCGTCAGACGCCGCAAGGCGCCCGGCCGGGTACAAAGGGAGATCGCGTTGGTCTGAATTTCGATTTCCGCTTTCTTCTGGTTCTGCGGCACCCAAACCTTGGCGTAGCGCGGCAGACCCGGCGTGTTCACGGTCTCGATGTAGTCGGCAGGGGCAAACCGGGTGATGAAGAGTCCCGGGACGCCCATCGGGGTCACACGGCCCTCGTTTTCCCCGATGTAGCCCACGCCACCGTTGTCCGCCTTGGCCTTGCTGCCGTTGCGATAGCGCTCGAAAGTGAGCTTGCCGATCTGGAACTTGTCCGGGATCGCCTGGCGCAGCTTTTCAGCGCCGACCGTGTTCAGAAAGGTTTCGCGAATGCGCGGGTGGTTCCAGACCTTCAGGTGAAACTCCCGACCGGTCCAGACATGAAAGCCGGTGTAGTATGAGTCGAGAGCATCCTCGATCGACCAGACGACGTCTCTTTCGAGGGTCTCTTCCACTTTGGCGTTGGCATTGTCGAGGTCCAGACTGACGGCCGCGGGAACGGCGATGCCGAACCGCGAATAAAGATCCTCAAGAACCCGGCCCGATTTTGTCACCACGATGCCCTTGATGGCGCCGGCGCGCTGGTGCTCCACCGTCATGTCGAGGTCGCGCAGGTGACGGTTGGTCTTGGACGTCACGCGGTCCATGACCTGCTCGACTTCCGTCTCGGAGCCGAAGGCACGAATGCCCTGCACCTCATCCGCTTTGACCGCATCATTGCGCTCATAGTGGGGAATAGAGAACGGGATCAGGCCACGCGAACCGTCGCCAGCTGTCTCACCAGGACCTCCGCGCTCGGTGGGCTCCACCAAGCTCAGTTCGCCCTTCTGTTCTTCAACGGAAATGATCGTCGTGCTGACGCTGTCTTCCTCGAACATGCCGGACGCTCCGATCTGCCCGGGCACATACGGCTGTTCGTTGACGGTGGCCGTCAGGCTCTGAACGCTGAAGGCATCGTCGTTGAAAATATCCATGGTAGGCATGCAGGTCCTCCTTAGCGTGCTTTGATGCCGGCAGCGCGCAGCTGATCGAGCTTGGTTGCGGTTTTGGTGGCGTCGTCTACCGACGAGTGGAAGAGAAGCATCGGCGTCTTCACTTCGCCATCGGCGTTGAAGACGACGGCCTGTTGATCTTCGTCGGTGGCGTCGATGCGGTAACAAAGGATCGCCGTCGCAGTTTCTGCGCCTTCCTTCCCGACAACTTCGGCATTCGGCGAGAAAACGAATTTTTCCGATGCCGTCACCTCACCGAGCACGGAGCCCGGCTCGAGGACGCCTTCTCCGGAAGCGATTGTGACGGTGTCGACCGAACGCTTGCCGGAGGCTTCGGAGAGCACAAATGAGAGATTGCGCGGACCCATGGTTTTATTCTGCATGGCTGGTTACCCCTTCATCTGCTGCGCGCGCTTGGCGAAGATGCCTGCGCGGTCGAGTTTCGCTGTTGCAGGCGCCGTCGGGACGTGCGGTTGGGCCTGGCCTGCACCGCGCATGCGGCCGGCTTCATAGTCGTCCTGGTCGGCGCCGTCATTGCCGGCGTCGGAATTGGCAACAGGGGCGGTCGCCAGGGCGGCAATCGCGTCCTCGGCGCTCATCTGCGTCTTGAACGCGAAATGATTTGCCTGGCTTTCGCGGCCCTTGGCCTCGTCCGAACCGAGAATGGCCTGGATGCGCGCCTGGGTATCGGCGGTTGCCTTGGTGATGGCCTCGGCAATATCGGCGGATTTGCCGTCCGCCTCGGTTTTGTCAGCCATATCGGTCTCCTTTTGGCTAGTGGGGGCGGCGGACGCCGCCTTTGCGCTGGCCTTGAACGACCAGCCACGTTTCTTGGAAAGTTTGGTGAGATCGGATGGCGCATTGGCATAGGCCCGGAAGTCGAAGGCCGCGACCATTTCAGCGGATATGTCATCCGCTTCGTCGGCGTAGCCGGCTTCCACCGCCTCCTCGGCCGTCATCCAGGTGGTCGCCTTCATTGCCGCCCGGACTGCTTCCACGCCCTGCCCCGAACGGGCGGCATAGGTTTCGGCAAAGGATTGCCCCTGGCGCTCCAGGGCCTGCTTGGAGACCTCGTGGTCTTCAGCGGTCCCGAATGTCACGGTGGACGGATCATGGATCATCATGATCGACCCGGAGCGCATGACGATCTTGTCACCGGCCATCGCGATCAGACTGGCGGAAGACGCGGCGATCCCGTCGACGTAGACCGTCACGTCGCCATCATGCAGTTTCAGCGCATTGTAGATGCTGCGGCCGGCATCGACATAACCGCCACCGGAATTCAGCCTGACATTCAGGTCATTGCCATTGCCGTGCTCTGCAAGCGCGGCCAGAACCTCACGATCGGTGAAGCCCTCATCCCAAAAGTTGTCCCCAACGAACCCGTACAAGACGAGTTCGCCTTTCACATAAACCGACATGTCTGGTGTCCTTGCTTAGAGGAAGCTGATGCGCCGAGCGCGGCCTTTGCCCGCCCGGCTGGATGCCCGGCGGCACTTGTCCTCAAATTCGGCAATCAGCCCGTTGAGGGCCGAAATATTCGCCTTGCTGAAGGTGACCTCTTCACCGCCCATGCGGATGATCAGCTCAGAATTACCCGCGGAGACGGCGATTTTTCGCTTACGGAGCGCCAGGGCGACATCGCAGGGCTTGTTGAGATCAACTTCCTCGCCGCCGATTTCGATTGTGGAAGCTACGGTCACTTCGTTGTTTCCTCCGCTTCCGGCTCGGCCGTTGGAGCCGCAGCACTATCGTTGCGCTTTCCGGCGTAGGGAGACCTCATGCCGGCCGCTTCGTATTTGAGATGCGTCTCACGGCGCTGTTCGAACAACTCGTCTGCATCGATCCCCATGTCTGCGGCTTCGATTTCCACGGAACTGGTTCCGTTTTCTAGCCGTTCGCTTGATGCTCGTGCGCTCTTGTAATCATCCGCAGTCGGTGCCGGCGGCCCCTGAAAGGTTGCTGAAACAATGGTGGCGCGGTTGACGGCGAACACCCTGTAGCCACCCTTGAATGGAATCCTTCCGGTGAAGATCTCCTCATCGAGCCAACCTTCGTAGACAGCCCGCTCGATCGGCGCGGCAGTGTTGCCTCTACGACGATCTACGACCGGCCGAATTGAAGAGTTTTCCATCCGAACGGATGAATATGTTGACGACGTGTAATCCATCGTCAGCGCACCCGCTGTGATCCCTATGGCGCGTGCGGTTTCGCGGGAAAGGCCACTTTCAAAGGGTATGAATTGAGGTCCCGGTGCCCCTGCGCTCTTGAACTCAAGCTTCTCGCCTGGTGCAAGGTGCGACACACGTGGATCTTCACCGATCCGCACAGTCTCTTCGGCCGCGGCCTCCAGACTACCTTTCAGGTAATCGACATAGTCGTCCGCATATTCTGATGCACCCTCAACGTTCTCACTCTTGAGGGTTTCCAGTGCTTCAAACGCCTCCATTGTCGGCCGTTCACTGGTCAGGGTTGCGGCGAAAAACGTCTGTAGAATTGCTGTTTGTAAAGTGACGTCTATCAGTTTCTCCCGCTGAATGTGCGTTCGAAAAGCCGAAGCCAACACCGAGATACCGCGCACGTCTGTTGCACACATGGGGTTGAAAATGTGCAGGACCGTGTTGCGACCGGTCTGGTCGTAAGCGTCATAAGATTTCTTGACCAGAACACCGGCTTCTCGCTCCTCGAACAGGTAAGCGGCCGGGCGACCGTTCTCGTCCAGGTAGATACCCTGAAAAAGCCCCTCAACCTCGTTGGTGTCTTGCACAAGTCTGTGTGGAGGAATTAGGCAGAGCTTTGTGCCAGTCTCGATCCCATAGCGTTTGCGGAGCCTTCGCGGCAGGAACTCGAGCAGCCCAGTGACTTCGCCATAGGCCATGTCATAGCGGAGCCCCACTTCAACAAGCTGGGAAAGCGTGAACTTACCCCGAAAATCGACCTCTCGTGCACTACTGCGGTATCGCTTCCAACGTTTCTTAACGAGGGCCTTCCAGTCCCTGATTTGATCGTCAGGCCAGCCCAGTCCAGTAAAGTCGGGAGTAGGTGTCAACTTGAGACCAGTTCCAACCGTATCGGCAATAACCTGGTCAGCCGCTCCGCGCAGTCGGCCAGAATTCTTAATCAGGTCAAGTGCAAGCGCGGCCGACCGGCGCCATGCCACGCGGATATCGTCTCGGCTTTCGGTTAGTGACGCCATGCGCGAAGCAATTACGCCCGAGCGTGTGTCGCGCAAATATCGCGCCGTGTGCCGGGACGAGCCGGCAGAGCGCAGCGGACGGCCCTGCGCGTCGATCAGCCCCTTCGTCTCGCCCATTTGCTGCGCTTACCTTCTTGCGATTTCGGTTTTTGGTCGGGTTCGGTTTCCGTCTCACCCTGTCCGGGCAGACTTAGGAGATCCTCAAGATCGCCTTGCGCCTCTTCCGGGTAGCTTTCCCGTTCGGCTTCATACTTATCCCAGAGCTGTTCCAGCATGTCGCGGACACCGAAGCGGATGGCCGCGGCTTCTGCCTGGTTCATTGTGTCGAGGGCTTCGTTCGCCTGAGTTGGATCTTTTTCCCACTTGTAGACGTCGAAGCCGTCCTTGTTCTTCTTCGCAACGCGCCGTTCCGAAGTCACTTGACGGTAATATTCATCCTCAAGCCCCGCGGGGAACGCGACATATCCCGGCGCGAGCGGATCTTCCTTCCGGCAATTCCGGTAAAGCGCCATTTTCATGACGGACGCATTGAACGAATAGAACCGTTTGGACCACTTCAGCAGCTTGCCGGTCTTCTTGTGCCGTTCCTTTTTCACTGGCAGCAGCAGGGGCGCGCTGTCGGAATTGTTTCCGCGAACCATCATGACGAGGCTCGCCGGATGCTTCTTCACCCAATCCCAGACATCCTCGGTATACGCGTTGCCGTCGATACCGATGCGGTCAGCTGAAATCTTTCGGCCGTAACTGTTGGTCCATGTCTGCTTGACCAGCGCATTCAGTTTCGCCTGGCAGCCTTCATCCGAGATGTGTCCCGGAAACACACCGTACTGGATCACGAAGCGGTTCTTGTTCCGCCCCCAACCGACCACCTGCCATTCGACGCGATCGTCCTGACAGTCGACGCCGATCGTGAGGATCAGCGCGCCGGCCGGGATTTTCCCACGAACGTATTCCGAAGCCGCGCCCCGGTCCCGCAAGGTTTCCCAGGGCGGCGCTTCGCCTTGCGTTTGAAACGCGAGACCAACGACGTCGTTCATGAACGTCTGTTCGCTGGCCGGATCACCCTTGGCCTTCAACCACGCCCGTGCAATCCGTTCGAACGTCTGGAGGACCGAATAAGCCGACCAGATCCAGAAAGACCGGTGCTGACGCTTGGCCTTCGGGTTTTGCGGCCTCCATTCGAGGCGCTTGCTGATCTCGGAACGGTGATGCTCCTCAATCGCGGCGCCACAATCGGGAGCTTCGCAATAGAAGCTGGCCTTCTCCGGATGCTCTTCGTCCAGATTTGCCAGCATGTTCTCCCACCGGAGAACCTGCATATGACCGCAATGCGGGCAAGGGACGTAGGGAAGTTCCTGACTGCCATCCTCGAAGTTCCGAGTGATCCGGCAACCCGGCATCACCAATGGAGTCGAGATCTTGAAGATCTTGGCGAACTCATGCGCCTGACTGCGGCTGTCAGCCTGCGCTTCCGGATCGCCTGCTGTGTTGGTTTCCCATTTTGCCAGGTCATCCTGCACCTGGCGTTTCATGGTCACCTGGCTGAGTGACGCCGGCGAGTTCGCGCCGGAAATCTGGATCGCGCCACGGCCGTCGACACGCTCCTTGTAGAGAACCGAGTCGCTGCCATCCCGCGATGACTGCGGAAACAGGGCTTTCAGCGATGCCGAGTTCTTCAGCATCGGTGCGAGCTTCATCTTCGACCAGCGCTTGGCGTTTCCTTCTGTCGGGTGGACATAGAGGAAATCGACCGGGTCCATCTCGATGGAACCGCAGGTAAAGATGTTGGCGAGCACGGTGCCGCCGAGCTGTGCGCTCTTGGCAAGCGTCACGATCCGGCAGGGATCGTCCGGAGACAGAGCCCGGAGGACCTCGTCGAAGTAACCGAAAAGGTTCCGGTTGTAGTCCCCCTTGAACGGACTTTCCCGCTCCGAAAAGCTGACTTTGTTCTCGGCGTAGTCGAGATAGTCCACGGGCGGCGGAGGATCGAGGACCTCGGCAAGCGATTCCAAAGACAGGCGTCGAGGGTTTGCCGTGTCAACTGTAAGACAGGTCATCCGTCGTCGCTGGTCTCAATCTCGGTTTCGGTCGTTTCCGGTTCTTCCTCGGCGTCCCTGCGTGCGTTTTTCGCGGCTCTTGTGCGCACGTCACGGAATTCGGCGCGCAACAGGTGCAGGACATCTCGCGCAGGCACCTCGAACTTGCCGGCAATCGCATTTGCGAAATCCGGCAAGGCGCCTTCAAACGTGTCCAGAAGCTTCGCCGCCAGCTGGACCATCTCCGCCTTGACGGCGACGGTTTCGATGAAACGCCCTTTTCTGGCCTCTTCATCTTCCGCCGCCTTGCGGCTGTTGATCCGTGCCTGGAAAAGCTTCTCTTGCTTGAGCCTGTCCTCGATCGTCGGCTCTGAGTTGTCCGGCGAAGGCAACGTGCGCGCAGGCGACGGACTTGGCTGCAACGGCAACTCGCTACCCGCAGGATGCGCCGGCATCGTCGGCGGAGTCGAAAGGCGCGTGTCGAGCCCGTTCCCCATCATCTGGCTGACATCGAGCTTCATGCGAAGCTGTGCCAATGCCGGGACAACGCGGATCTTTGCCCGGCGCCCCTCGCCGTCCAGCGCATCGCCCGAGAGCTTGCCTTCACTGATGTATTGCGAAACCCGGCCCGCGGAGACGTTGATCAGTTTCGCGAAGTCGCCTTTGGACAGGAGTTCCGGCATGGGGGCGTCCACCGAACCGATCTCCTCAAGTTCTCAACTTTAGAACTTTAGCTCTCAAGTTTAATTTTAGGCTTTGATTTTAGCGTCAGACTGACGAGATCCCGGGAGCTTCCCGCCCGTGGCGGGGCTGAGCCGCGATACGGTCCCTAAAACCGATCAGCTGAAGGCCTTGCCGGTTTCGCGCTTGACCTCGTGGATCACGCGGCGCGGCAGAACCGTTGCGACGGTCGATTGCCATGCGGCGGCGCTTGCGCCCTTGATCATCTTATTCGGGATTATCACGCCCGACTTCTGCTTTTCGATCGGCAACCGGCTCGAGCCGGAACGCGCAAACACCTGCCCGCCCATGTTGAGCGAAACACGAGCGGGGAATTTTCCGCCCTTGATGAACGTGCCGGCGAAGACCTTGCGCTTGCCGAACGGCCTGGCGCTCACGCCCTTGCGGGTTTCCCGCGCATCGAAATGCTTGAGGGCGATGTCACCGCCCCGGGCCTTGATCTTGTATTCGAGATTGGCGGCTGACGCCCTGGTCTGGACCATTGCGGCCCGGATAAGACGGACCTTCAGGCCGGTCTGCTTTGCCAGCGCGCGGCCAGACTTGGTGCGGCCGGAAGAGCCAGCCCGGTTCAAGGCCCGCGATCCGATCAGCCGGATCGTCTTGCCCGACAGCTTGGAGACGGCCCGGTCGAGGGTCTTGATCCCCGTGAGATCCGACCAGTGCATGCTGAGCATGGGCGCCCCCAACAAAAAACCCCGCGGGCGGCGCCAGCGGGGTTGTCTAAACCTTTTTCAGTGCGGCGTTTCTATGTCAAGTAGCGTTGTCACGTCAAGCACTAAATCTCAGGTCAGGATAAACCAAAGGTCCGCGCGCGCCCTCTCCCTCCCACGGACAGGCCGGCCGCACCATCCCGGTCACCGTCCAAGACGTCAGGGTTTCCCTCAGGTCTTCAACCAACATGACCAGACACGCCCGCCAGATCTGATACTCACCGCGCGAGATGATGATATCTGTCGGATCGGGCTTTAGAACGAACTTCTGATAGGCCCCCGCCTTCGGCGCTTTGGTGTTCCGATTCCACCCGTCCTCCGTCTCGTTCCGGAATTCGACGGGCCGGCCCTCTTCGTCGAGCGATTGAACGACGCGCATCTGAAACCAGACCGGTTCGCCATGGGCGTTGCGAACGACCTCGCGTGTCGGCGCTTCACCTGCCCAATCAGGACATCCGCCGAGAATGGCGTGGCGCTTCACAACGTCTGCGGCGCTTCTGCGACGATTGACGATGCCGAACCGCGCCGCCTCCAGCACCTGGCGGCATTCCGGAAAGTCTTCGATCTCCGGCATAGGGTTCCAGTCAGCGGGAAAATCGAGCTGCAGCTCATCGAGCGCGCAAACGGCCGCATGAACCGCCAGGGCATCTTCATGCGGCTCGCCATCTTCCAGGCTCAGCGTCGGCACAACGCCATACTCGTTGTCGTCAACCCTGGTCAAAAGCTGCATGAAGCTCTCCACCGATGCCCAGGCCGACGACGCCCGCATCCCAGCCCCACTTCCCCCACCCTTCGGCAGCTCCTCGCAATACGCCCACTTCAACAGTTTCTCGATATCGATGCGCTTTTTCATGCAAGTGCCCCGGTTTCCGTGCCAATCGTCAGGTGGTCCATATGGTCCACAATGGTCCAGTTAAAAAAACAACAGTGTGGACCGCATTTTCTCAAGCATTTCAGATAGTTGAAAACGCGGTCCACATGGTCCAGACAAACCGGCCCCGTAGAGAGCAGGCCCAAAGGGGTATATCGCTTGTCTCACTTCACGCGCGCGCGGGGCGCCGTTTTGTGTGGACCATATGGACCACATGGACCGGCCCTTGTTTTCATTGAGAAATTCCGGTCCACACAGAAACATGTGGTCCACACACAGCATGGACCGGCGCGGGCTGAAACCCGTTTCACCCCTCTCATCCTGTCTCTCCCGATGCGGATTGTCCGCTTTGATAGGGCGGTTCGATCTCCTCCACCGGCCAGTCGACGGCCTGGCCGACGGCCTCTTCAAAGCCCCTCCGGCATTCGGCCAGCTCCGGAAAGAGAAAGATCCGCTTGCGCCCCTCATTGCGCGGCCGGGCGTCCTTCAGCCCCGGGATCAACCGGGCAACCGATTTGCCGAATTCATTCAGGCTCGCGCGGCGCTTGATCCCGATCTTGTCGGCTGCGGCGAGATACTCCTCATAGAGCGTCTGCTTGACGATGGAGCCGAACGGCTGCCACGTGTCATCGGCCTTGAGCAGCGTCCCCTCACAAAGCCGCTCGAAAATGAACTGATCGACGCTGTCCAGGGAGCGCAGCTTTTGCTGAAGCAGCGCGCCTGTGCGCGGGATCTTCCTCAGGTTGACCGTGGCAAGGTCAAACGACAGCAGATCCGCCAGCAGCGCCTGTCGGCCGCCATTCCCCAGCTCTTCCATCATCTCCCCGAAATAGTCGTGATTTTCCTTCACGTTCGGGGCGCAATCGAGAACGCAATAGCGTCTCTCGTCCTTTCCGGCCGGCACCACCCAATCCTCGTTCGAGGTCATCATGATGCGCACGAAATTGTCGAGCCGGTAAGGGTCGACACCCTTGGACTCGATCATCTGCGTCTTGGAGGTGATCAGGCCTTTGAGACGGCCCTCCGCCACCTTGTCACCTGCCCACACCGCCTCTTCCGCCTGCAGCAGCAGGCACGCGCTCATATGGGCGTTGAACTGGCCTGTGATATAGCGCGGATCGTCAACCTGGAAGAAATGCGGCGCGATCAGGCTGCGCATGATCTCGCCCAACAGCGATTTTCCCGATCCCATCAGCCCTCGGATGACGATCGCCGTGCCCGGCCGCTCGCGCGGCCGCTGCAGCATATGCGCGAACCAGGCGAACACCCACATGTAGAGGTCCCGGTCCCCGTCACAGATGTTGGTCAGCAGATGGTCTTTCAGCACCGTCCACGAGCCCGCATCCGGATCCGGACGGAACGAGAACCCCTGCCAGAGGTTCAGATACCCCCGCGTGCCCGGCGCACCCTCCGGATTGGGCCAGAACTCGATGCCGTCGAACTGCCGGCGGTGCCGTTCGCTTTCCCAGCGCTTCGACCAGCTGATTGTCTTGATCTTGCCATCCGCGCCAATCACCTGCGTCGGTTTGTTGTTGTAAAGCTTGTGAAAGGAATCCACCTGGACGACACGCACCCGGTCCTCTTCCTTGGCGTGCGGCTGTTCGCGCACCATGGCGACCTTCGAGCCGATCAGCACCAGCGACCATTCGGCGTTCATTTTCTCCAGAGAATAGCCCCACTCCTGGGGCACAGGCGCGCTGGCGCCGGTGTCATTCCCGGTGTCGTCCTCAGCTCCGGCCAGATGATCGTCATCATCCTCCAGGGCGCCGGGCTGGCTGGCACGCGCGATGATCTCGCGGATCTGCTCAACTCCCTTTTTCCCGGCTTTCTCGGTGTCCCCGGAGGGCGATCTCCCCCTTTCGCCCTGTTCTGCCTCGGCCTCGGTTTCCGCCACTTCTTTGCCGGTCAGCTCGTCCAGAAGCTTCTGGTGAACATTGGGGCTGGCACCCTCGGCCGCCTTCTTTTTCTCAGCCACGCGCCACCCCCATCAGAATATCGTTGAAGTCCTCGCCCTCCGGCGCCCAGGCGGTGTGCTGGGTGCGGCCGGGCCGCGCCCAACGGGCGTCCGCCCGGGCCATCACCTGCTCAGCCGTGAACCGGTCACTGTCGCCATCTCCGAGCCGCAACACCTCGGTGACATGGTCCGGAATGGTTAGCGCCTTTTGATCATTCAGGTCCGGCTCAGGCCCGGGCACTTTCAGCGGTTTTCCCGTTTTGTTCTTGAGCCAAGGATGCGAAATAGTTTTCACAGCCTTGCCGCCCATGGATTGCAGGTCGATCGAGGTCCAATAGGCGGTCCGCGCAAACCGCTCCGTGCCATGCTCGGCCAGCAGAACGGAGGCCGTGGTTTCCCACCCCTCCCCGATCACCAGCCGGTCGAACTCCGGCGGCTGCCAAAGCTTGATCGAGGCATTGCGTTTCGAGCCGCGGATCTTCTTCGGCACCACCAGAGGGCGATTGCCGACCTCGTCCGGGTCACCATAAGGGTCCTCGACCTCGATCTTCCTGCCATGGCGCGCCGGATCGAAATAAGTGACGTGAAGACCGAGAAACCCACCGTCCGGCCCGGTGATCGCGGCCATCATCACAGGGCCGGAAAAGAGCACGTAAAACTCCTTTTTCCGCTCCCCCTCGTCCACCGGCCTCTGGTGCCAGTATTTGAAATGCGGATGAAACCGCAACGGCAAAGGCACCGGCATCGGCAACAGGCCACGCCCGCGCAGATAGCCGGCACCCTCCGTGCCGGCGACACGGCCGCCCCAGCCCCAATAGCGCCAGGCCTTGCGGATCTCCTCCCGCCGCTTCTGCTTGGCAATCGCCTCTTGCTCGCGGCGGCGCCGGGCTTTTTTCTCTTCCTCGGCCGCGATCTGCTCAGGCGTCAGCGGCTCCGCTTCGGCCTTGCCACCAAGCCGCTCCATCGCCTCGACAAAGCTGAGACCCTCCATTTCCTGCAGGAACGTGAACTGATCGCCCGTCGCGTCGCATCCAAAGCACTTGTAGGTGTGCTCCCGATCCAGGCAGTGGAACGACGGCGTTTTTTCCAGATGGAACGGGCAACACGCCCAATAGTCACCGGTGCCGGCATTGGTCTTGGCACGGTCCCACGTGACATGCTGTCCGATGATGGTCGAGATCGGGTTCTTCTCCTTCACCCGCTCCTTCTCGGACTCGGAGTAGCGTTTCATGTCATAAACTCCCGAACCATTTGCAGTTGGCAGCCAGAGACAGTTCTGTTTCAATATCTTTGTTATTTAGAAAATTTGGTCTGGAAGCCCGATGAACAAGCTTTCCAAATTGAGACTGAAGGAACTTCAAAGAAAATTTGGCTTTGAACCTCCTGAAGCATTTGTTGCCGGAATGGTTTTTTTGCTGGTTCTGCTGGGAGTTCTGGCACTCGTACTGCGTGACTTTGGCATCGAATGGACTTTGGAGTATTGGGGAGGCGAACAGAATAGATCTGGTGTTTTTAGAAACCTCGGATTGCTCTTGCTTGGAGCAATTGCACTTCCACTCGGTATTTGGAGATCCTACACCGCTCACAAGCAGGCGAATTTCAGCCAAGGACAACTTTCGATTGCTGAAGCTGGACTGCAAAATCAACGTTTTCAAGAAGGTGTAAAGCTGTTGAGCAGCCAGGAAGAAATTCAACGAAATGCTGGCATAGCATCCCTTCGAAAATTGGCGCTCTCCCTTCCGGACGAATACTACCTGATAATATCCGGAATATTGATTGAATTTGCAGTAGAGCGATCGAAACAACGAAAATCTACGAACCACTTCCGTCAGCAAGGATATCCTATCCACCAGCCAATTGACGACAGCGCTATCGCCGCTCTCCGGGCGGTCACAGCTATGCGTAAGCAAATAGTTGACTGGGTCGAACTGGAAGGAACGCAGACAATCAGAATAAAGGGAGCCATATTCGATGATTGTTCGATGTCGGGCGTAAACTTTTCCAACATGTGGATCGAAGACTCGTGCTTCAGACGTGCAATTCTGTCGGACGCCTCTTTTAAAGGAGCAATTTGTCGCGAATGCAAATTTGAAGGCGCACAACTCGACAGGGCCCGAATGAAAGGCGCTTTGCTTGCCAAAGGAAAACTGAACAGTGTCTCTTTCTTTGAGGCCGATCTTTCGGGCGTCAATTTTGGCACTTCGGATCTTGAAGGCGTAATTTTTTCGAATGCCGAAATATCTGGAGCTAAGTTTTCTCCCAACTTCAACCAAAGAGACGAGCTCGCGTTCGCATGGACTTGGTCCGATCGAGTTCCCATTGGATTGAATAGCGATTGGGGAATGTTTTGGAGACGTTATCCACCAGGCAGAAACGAGGAGTTCCGTAGGGCTTACCTGGAAGCAGATAAAATCGGCGAGCCTGACATGGTTGATCCGCTGCCTTGGCAACCGCAATAGTTGGGCTTCCTGACTTTCGGTCATTCGGCCGCCTCCATCATCTGGCCTGCCGGGTCGGTGCCCGCAATGATCACGGTCACGCAGTCGCCTCCCCCGGACACCTTGGCGTTCGCGGCGATGGCGAACTCGAGCAGCGCGGTGCGGAACAACTTGTCGCCGACGACGCGCATCGGCATCAGCACGGTCTGGCCCCATGTTTCATCGGGACCGACGAGCGTGGGGCTGCCTGCATCCGGCGCGATAAACGATATCAGCGCCGCATGCCGGTACAACCTGCACAGATCGGCCAGATAGGAAGCGTTGAAGCCGTAGACCTCCGCGCCGCCCGGCCAGTGCTCGGCCGCCCCGCTGGAAATCCGCTCCGCGCATTCCTTGCCATCCATCCCGTTCATGGTGACGAAGAGAAGGTCTCCATTCGCGTTCGCGCTGTTGGATACCCCCCGGATGCGCGAGCCGGCAAGCCTGCTCATGCGGTCGAGCGCCGCCTTCATTTCGAGCGTGGCAAAGCTCAGCCGCCGGGTGTCCTCCGGGTAGGCCGGAACGACTGGGTTCCAGTCCGGGAACGTGCCGTCGATCAGCTTGCTGCGCAGGAGATTTCCGCCCGGAAAGCGGAACTCCATATAACTCTGATTGAAGAGGATCTCTTCCGGTTCAACCATCCCCAGAACGGTGTGGACGACATGGCGCGGCAGGATCAGGTAGCACTCGAAGCTATGCGTATAATCGTGGGCAATGAGGCGGTGACCGTCCGTCGCCACCACACCTCCAATTCCCTTGAGCGCGAACACTCGAGCTGTTCTATTGCAACCTTGCCTAGTAGAAGATTGGATGCTTGATATATGCAGCGGAAAAGTAAAGTTGTGCTTCCCGGTATTGCCGGCCGCGCTCAGTTGTGGCTGGTGATCACACGAAGCCGCTTCCAGAAAAAATGGCGGCGCTTCAATAAATGGCTTTATCGCCGGTGGCGCCACATCACTTGGCTTCAAGCAACTGCAGCAATCATGATTACGTGCGCGACTTTTGTAATCGTTGGACCATTTGTTTGGGCGTTGATGCTCCATGGCTGGAACATCGGATGGCTTGCCATAGAAAAAAGCCCCTCGGAATTTCTTGTCCACTTCGGAGCGGAGAAACCACAAACTATTCTCGAGAACATCCGAAACCTTGGCGTGATACCGCTTGGCATACTCGCTGGAGGAGTTGCTCTTTGGCGGTCGCTGGTCGCCCATAAGGCGCATAAGCTTTCCGAAAAGGGCCTGGTCATAGATCGATATCAAAAAGGTGCACAAATGCTGGAAAGCGAGGATGTCTCCGTCCGCCTTGCCGGCATATATGCCCTCAGGGAGCTGGTTTGGAGCGATCCTGACGAAACGTATTATCTGGTCCTGGATCTGCTTTACGATTTTGTGAGGGAGCACTCCCAGAAGCGCGCGGAAGAAATCGAAGAGGACAATTCCGCAATAGAACGTCCAAGTTTTGAGCCATTGCAACGCGATGTGCTCAAAGCTCTTGAAAGCGCAAACTGGCTGAGATCTAGCGTGAAGTTGGCAGAATGGTCGGAAATTCAAGAGGATTGGAGGCCAGATTTGTCTGGTGCCAACCTGTCTTCTGTTGATCTGAAATCGTTTAATCTCAGCAGAGCAAAATTGAATTCGGCGAACCTCAGCTTTACGCAAATGAACAGAACAAATCTGACAGATGCAATTCTTGATGACGCAAATTGTTACCACGCCAACTTCTCGTTCGCTAAGCTTCGCAACGCCAGTTTCGTTCGAACAAAGGTTGTGAACGTAGAATTTTACGAAACTGATTTGACCTCTGCTGAAATTGGCACAACCGATTTGAATGATGCCAAACTCACAAATGCCAACATTTCCAACGCCCGCCTCGGGGGGGCGAAGAAAATTAACAAAGAACGAATCGAGGAGGCCTGGGCGTGGGATGACATGCCACCAAAAGGAGTGCCGGCCGAATGGCACAGTGCTTTGCGACGTTTCGATGCAGGACGCAGTGGAGAAAAGCGCCGTTTTCTGGAAGTCGTTTACCCTGATGAACTGCCGTTTGATGAATGGCTGCGCCGCGCTCACGATTCGGAGCGTTGACCTCCGTTGCACAGGGCTGCTTCCGCTTATGAGAACAGGGAAATAGTATTCACTTGTGATCTGCCCGTCCAGAAAGGACGCCGGCGCCCTCACCCCTCAGCCTCCTTCGCCGACTCCAGCCCCCATTCACACAGGATGCGCACCTGCTCGCAGAAGCTTGTTTCCTCAACGATCGCCCGCTCCCGTATTTCGGCGAAAAGCTCGTCCTCCAGCCGGATCACGGTTTGAAGGTGATCGGGAAAGCGCGGATCGCGTGTGCCTTTGGCCACCGGCCGGGTTTGCGTCCTCATGGCCGGTCTCCAAAATTTTCTTGAGCAATTTCAGATAGTTTCAGTACTGTATTCCCGTGAAACAGCTTTTCCGACGGCAGGTCGCCCATCGGCTGCAGCAGTTCAAACGGGTTGAGATCCAGCCAGATGCACAGCCGCAGCACCGGCACGATCTTGACCGGAAACCCGGTGGTGATCCGGCTGACGCTCGCGCGCGAGACCCGCGCCTCTTCCTGCACCTCGCCAAGGGTCAGGCGCCGGCGCAAAATCTCCGCCTTCACCGCCCGCCCCAGCAAGGCGTAGTCGAGCTTCAGATCCAACGGCAGGAGACCGGCATAATCCGCATTCATGGCTGAAATCCTTTTGGAAAAATCCCGGCAAAATCGGCGGCCTTCAAAACGCCCGCCTGCATGGCGCGCCCGTCTGTCGCCACCGCTCCCGGCCTCGACTCGCTTTCAAGCAACCGGTCCAGATCGAGCCCGTTCCACGCCGCCATCTTGCGCGCGTCCTCAAGGGAGATCGGCCGCCCCTCCCGGCACCGCCGGGCCGCCTCCACCGGCACCCCGGCCTCTTCCGCGATGATCCGAGGCGCCAGGCCGTAAGTGCGCGTGGGATCCCGATGGATCGCCCGGGCGAGCGTGAACAACGCCAATGTCCGGCGGGCATGGCGGCCGGTCAGCATGAGAAGCTCTGCTGCTGAAACAGCTCCGGATGGAGCACCGGCGCATCAAACGCACCGACTTTTGTCAGAGCCCTGCCTCGACGTTCCGCAATACGCTCATGTTCAGTGGTTTCAGGCACATCCGCCGGAGGCCCTTCGGGATGCACGTTCCACATGTGACAAGCCGCCGGGTCAATCCGCTCGGGCGAAACGCCGCGATTTCCACTTCCGCTCATCGCCTCATCCCTCCACCGACTTTGCATAGCTCTGCAACACCACCAGCGCCTCGATCGCCGCTGACAGCTTGTCCAGAATTTCCAGATCCTCGATTTCTTCCACCGTCACCCGGCCATCGTCGTTCAGCGCCGTGCAGATCGCCTCGGCGGCTTCCGCCCCGCGCCGGACCGAGGCCCCAACGGCCGCCGGCCAGTTGGTCACGCAATCCTGTGCACGCGGCAGCGGCACGAAAACGCCATTGGCGAGCCGGCACAGCGTGCGGATCGCGTCGGGGTCGTCCGCGTCCATCGTCAGGTCCATCAGGATATCCACCGGCACCTGGTCGTCCGGGTGGTTGGGCGAGCCATATCGGGACAGCGCGGGCTGCCCCACCCGTGTGCAGGCTGCGGCTTCTGTTTGCCCGCCGGCCTGGCGTATCAACCGGCGCACAGCGGCCTTGATCGCCGCCCGGTCCTGTTCTGTGGTCGGACGGCTGCTCATTGCATAGATCCATCGGAATTATGCGATGACGAAGAGTTCGGCGGCATGAAGGATAGGAATTGAAGCGAACGGTGTTCGCAGCTCAATCCATGTTCGGCAATCAACCTCAGGGTATCCTG